TTATGTAACTAAAGATTCTTTTAGAGAAATGGAAGTTAAAATACAAAACCTAGAAGATGCTATCTCTGATTTAAAAGGAGATAAAGAATCTAAAATGGAAAATGTTGAAGAACAAGAAATGGCAGATGATTCGCAGGGAACATTAAAATCAAGAACTGTAAAAGAGGAATTTAACAAACAAGTTGAAGAAAAAGTTGCCGAAGAGCTATCAAAACCCTCTACAAACCCGATTAAACATAGTCCAGAGAAAAAAGAAAGCAAAAATAAAGGATTTTTATATTCACAAAATAGAAATGCAACCGCTTTAGATAGAGTTTTAGCAAGATTAAATAAATAACAAATAATAATAAAATAAAAAAATGAGCACATTCAATTACCTTTCAAATGATGATGTCCGAAATCAAGTAGGACAATCTTATTATACAGCAACTGGAGATATTTCAGAAAGCGATTTAGGAAATGACCACAACGTTGCAACTGATGGATTAACAATAGGTATTCCAAAAATTACAGCAGGCAATTTAGGATGCACAATATTCTTTAGAAATTCAGGTGCAGCAGGAAACAACAAATTAGTTATTTCGCCTGACGATTCAAACAAAATAATTGGATCAGTTACTTTATCAGCTTCTGTAGTAGTTGCAGGCGGTGTTTTAGGTAAAGACTGGGAAAATACTAAAGCAACATCTATACAAGGAGACTGGTGCGCTTTAAGAGCGGTTAGTCTTACAGAATGGTATATCATAGGTTGCCAAGGAATTTGGGCATCTGAATCATAATAATAATAATTAATAAATAAAAACAATAAAATGAGTAATTTAAACAAAGTAAAACTTGCAACTGCGGTAAATGTAACAACAAGTTACGCAGGTGAGTTCGCAGGAGACTATATCTCTGCTGCACTTTTTGCGGCAAGTACAATTAATGATGGTGGATTGACTGTAAAATCAAATATAGGTTTTAAGGAAGTAATTAAAAAACTTGCAACAAGTTCTTTGGTAAATCCAGCTTCTTGCGACTTTGATCCAACTTCTTCTATCACATTGACGGAGAGAATAATTCAGCCTACTGAATTGCAAGTAAATTTGCAATTATGTAAAAAAGATTTTGTGAACGATTGGGAAAGCCAGGCTATGGGATTTGGATTAGCTCAGGGTCTACCACCTAAGTTCTCAGATTTTTTAATTACTCACGTTGCAGCAGAAGTTGCACAATCAACAGAATTAAATATCTGGCAAGGAGATACAGCAGCAGCTTCTAATAACTCTTTTGATGGGTTTGAAAAAATAATTGCAACAGCAGCAGCAGCAGGAGAAATTCCGGCAGCTCAACAAGTAGCAGCAGTTGGTGGAGGAATAACAGCAGCAAATGTAATTGTTGAATTACAAAAAATTGTAACAGCTTTACCGAATTCTTTATATGGGCGCGATGGATTAAGGATTTATGTTCCTAGTTCAGTTGCAAAATTTTATGTACAAGCACTTGGTGGATTTTCAGTAGCAGCTACCTCAAATGCGGGTGTAGATAATAAAGGAACTCAATGGTGGAATAATGGTAGTTTGACTATAGATGGTGTACAGATTTTTGTTTGTCCGGGAATGTCAAATAACAAAATGTATGCAGCCGAAGTTCAAAATTTATATTTTGGATGCGGTTTATTAAATTCCTCACAAGAGATTAGGGTGCTTGATATGCAAGACCTTGATGGAAGCAACAATGTAAGAATGATAATGCGTTTTACTTCTGGAGTTCAATTTGGAATTGCTTCTGATATTGTTGAGTACGCTTAAAATTAACTAAAATTAGGGTAAGTTAATTTGCTTACCCTTGTTTAAAAAAAAAAAATAACTATGCCTTGTACAATTACCACAGGAAGAGCTTTGCCCTGTAAAACAGCTTTTGGAGGAATAAAAACAATTTATTTCGCTGATTTCGGAGGATTAACCGCAGTTGCCTTTACGGATGGTAAAGTCTCTGCTTTTACAGGATCTGTTGCAGGTTGGACTAAATGGAGCGTTAAAGGAAGCTCAAGTTTAGAAACCACAGTAACATCTTCAAGAGAAAACGGAACAACTTTTTATACTCAAACATTAAATGCAACATTTACTTTTTTAGATGCTTTAACTCAAAACGAATTACAAATTGTAGCAGTTGGTAGACCTTATGTTGCCGTAGAAGATTATTACGGAAATGTATTCCTTTGCGGTTTTGAAAATGGAATGGAACTAACATCGGGCACAACAGTTACCGGTGCAGCTCCTGGAGATCTGTCAGGATTCACGATTGTTATGGAAGGAATGGAAGAATCTGCTCCGCTATTTTTAGCTAGTGCGGCACTTTTAACTCCGATAGATTCAGATATTATAGTACCAAATTAATAAATTAAATATAATAAAAAATTTAGCACTCTTTTTGGGTGCTTTTTTTTTGGCATAATGTTAATACAAAATAACTTGTTTATTACGTTATATAGGTATGATTGTATTTAAAACCATTGCAACAGATCAAACGTTTAAAGTAATTCCTCGAATTTTTGCTGATGAATTTTCTTTATCAATAACAGACGATTCTACAAATATTCCTGTTGTGTATGATATTACAACTGGAGTTATATCTGGAAATTATTTAACTTTTAATCAATCTTTTAATCCTATATTAGTAGAGGGTCATTTTTACGATGTTAGATTTTTTAGCGATTTTAACGTTTGGAATACTAATTATCAATTATGGGAGAATGATAATCTATTTTGGAATATAGATAGAACAAATGATGTTACTTTATACAGAGATAAAATATTTTGCACAGATCAGGAAATTGATCAAATAGAGGATGAATATTATAATTTAAATTTAGGTATATACAAGACATTTAATTCTTTTGATAATACATATAAGGTTTTTTAATTATGAGAAAAAATAAAAAAAGAGATAATTTAGGAAGGTTTGCAAAAAATTCATCAGAATTTAGTTTTGTTAATTTGGCTACTTATACATCACCAGAAATAATTGAAGTAAACAATAGAGACTGGGTACAATATGGCGCAGACAATAATTATTTTCAATATATTTTGGATCGTTTTAATGGAAGCCCAACAAATAGCGCCTGTATAAATGGTATATCGCAACAAATTTACGGCAAAGGATTAAATGCAACAGATTCAAGCCGAAAAGCCGATCAATATGCTCAAATGATTAGTCTTTTAAAACCGGATATGGTACAAAAGATTTGTTATGATTTTTATTTAATGGGTCAAGCTGCTATTCAAATAATTTATAATAAGGCAGGGAATAAAATCTCAATGTGTGAACACTTTCCAATAGAAACATTAAGAACAGAAAAAGCAAATGAAGAAGGAGATATAGAAGGTTATTATTATTGGAACGATTGGCCGTCTATTAAACCCTCGGACAAACCTCTAAGAATACCGGCATTTGGAACAAGTAAAGAAAATATTGAAATTTATTATATAAAACCCTATAAATCAGGCTTTTACTATTATTCCCCAGTTTCTTACCAAGGAGGATTACAATATACAGAGCTTGAAGAAGAAATTAGTAATTACCATCTAAATAATATTATGCAAGGCCTCGCTCCTTCGATGCTTATAAATTTTAATAACGGAACACCTAATCAAGAACAAAGAGAATTAATAGAACAACGTATAGCACAAAAATTTTCTGGTAGCTCTAATGCTGGCAAATTCATTCTTGCTTTTAATGATAACAAAGAAAGTCAAGCTGAAATAACTCCTGTTCAATTAAGCGATGCTTCCCAACAATATGAATTTCTAAGCAAAGAAAGTCAATCTAAAATTTTAGTAGCTCATAGAATCGTTTCGCCTATGTTATTAGGAATAAAAGATAATAGCGGTTTAGGTAATAATGCCGATGAAATTAAAACAGCATCTTTATTAATGGATAATACAGTTATTAGACCCTATCAAGAATTATTAATTAATGCTTTTGACAAAATACTATCCTATAATGATATTTCATTAAATCTATATTTTACAACTCTCCAACCTTTAGAATTTACTGAGGTTGACAAATCTATACAAGACAAAGAAAGCATCGAAGAAGAAACGGGAATAGAGAT